ACCACCACCCGGCCCACCGAGACGATGTCCGCCGAGGTCTGGGGCCACGGATAGCCCACCTCGACCTGCACCGCGGTGTCAGCGATCGCCGTGACCATCATCGACTTGAACGCCGTACGGACCGCGCCGGCCGCGGTGGCCATCAGGCGAACCCCGGCAACCGCGGCGTGGCCTGCAGCAGCTCCGCCACGGCGTTCGGCACCGCGAACCCGGCCGGCGTGTACACCACGTCGCCGCCGCCCTGATCGAACCGCGGCCGCGGCCCCTGCCGGGTGCGCCACAGATGCGCGAAAAGCATTGACGCGGCCAGCTTCTGATTCCCCGGCACGGCGGTCACACCCACCGTCACCGTCGCCACGATGTTGCGGCGGCCGGGCAGCCATGCCCGCGGCCACGTCGAGGAGCCGCGGTAGATGATGCCCAGCTCGCCCGCCGGCACAAAGTCGCCCGCCGACAGGGTCGCGCCGGACTCGACGATCGACACCACCGCGGCGAACGGCCACGGCAACAGGATCGCCTCGCGCCCACCATCGGCCGTCTTAGACCGATCGAGCTGCGCCACCGGGCGCGACAGGTCCTCGATCACCGGCACCACCGCGTCGATGTAGCGCTGAACCAGCTCGTCGTTGGCCAGCTCACCGACAGACGTGCCCGCCGATGCTGCCGCCTCACGTGCCTCCGTGAGCGACAGCAGCACCGGCGTTGGCGTCGTCATCGTCAGTCGCCGGCCGTGCCGTCACCGGCGCCGTCAGAGCCGTCGTCAGCCCCGCCGGCGTCGTCGCCCGCGGGCGTGTCGGCCGGCGCGGCGGCGCCCTTGCCGCCCTTGCCGCCCTTGCCCTTGGCCGCGCGCGTGGCCTTGCTCACATCGAGCAACGCCTCGGTGCGCTTGATCTCCGCCTGCACCTCCGCGAGGCGGTCCTTGCGGCCGGCGTCCTTGTAGGCCTGCGCCTCGCGCTGCAGCCCCTCGAGGTACTCGGCTTGGGTCTTGCGTGCCGCGGCCGCGGCCGCGCTTTCGGTGTTCGACATAGAAACCTCCAGTTGTCGATGAATGGGGAGCGGGGGAGCGGCCCCCGGGCGCGACCGTCACGAGTCGCGCCCGGGAACCACGAACGGTCAGCCGAAGGTCGGCGTGACCAAACCGGTGCCGGTGATCTTGCGGTGCACGGCCTTCGACGAGTCCTGCACCCGATCGAAGATCGCCGCGAAATACCCGTAGAGCACCAGGTCCACGCCGAGCTTCTTTGCCTGCGTCTGCTCCGCGCGGATGAACATCGGCGCCTTCGGGTCCTCCCACAGGTGCGCCTCCTGCCGGGCCACCAGGTACACCTCGTCCTGGTTGGTGCCCGTGCCGAGGTTGGTCACCACATGGTTATCGGTGACCACGGCGCCGCCGTCGGGCAGATGCCCGCGCACCCCCGCCGGGTAGGCGGCGGCCGCGTCCGTGCCCGCCGCCTGCCCGGGCACGCCCTGGTTGATGAACGGCCACGCCGTGGTGGTCTGAGCCTTGAGCCATGCCCAGCGACGCCCGTGCATCAGGGTGAGGAGGTCGCCCTCGTCGAGATCCAGCAGCGCGGACTCCACACCGGATGCCGCCTCCTGCACCTTCGAGTACAGCTTCGCAGCCGTCGGCGCCGCCTCCGTCCACGTCGCCACCGTCGCCACCGCCGCCAGGCCCCACGTCGCCGAGTTGAGGAGCTTGTCGTCCAGCTTCGAGTTGTACGACTTCATCAGGTCCTCGAAGACGATGTCCTCGGTGCCGAGGGAACGCTCCACCGCCTGACGCGAGATCGTCTGTGCGCCGGCGTTCGTGCGCACCGACACCGAGATCATCTCGTCGTCGTAGTCGGTCTCGGACACCGCCGACAGCTCCGACGTCTGCTCGTCGGCCGACGTCGAGGTGGTCTGCCGCGGGATGTAGACGGTCATGCCGGTGGCCGGCAGGTCGTGGTGCCGGCACTGGTCGGCGAACTTCCGGCCCGCCTGAGCCTTCGGCGCGTACAGATCGACCAGGTACTGCGGCACGACCAGGCCGGGCGCGCCCGATGTGGTCACACCCGTGGCCGCCCGCACCAGCTGGTCGCCGCGCAGGGACCGCTCTTCCCGCTCGTGCTGGTAGAGCCGCTCGCGTGCCTGCCGGTTGCCCAGGAAATCGGCCGCCACGTCGGACAGGAACCGAACGCCCTTCGGGTCGGACTGCTCCGTGTAGGTGCGGGCCTCCGACACCACGACAGCGCCGCCTCGGGGCAGGACCTCACGGGTCTGCTGCTGGGCCGCCTCGTCGGCGCGCTGCGCCGCTTCCTCGGTCTCCATCGGCGCCAGACGCGCGTCCAGGGCGGCGATCTCGCCGTCGAGGCGGGCCCGCTCGGTGTTCGCCGCCTCGGAGCGCTCCGACTCGGCCTCGGTCGGGTTACGCTGTCCGTCCGCGTCGCAGGCCGCCAGCACCTCCCGGATGATCGTTGACTGCGCGGCACGCTGGGTCACCAGCGCCGCACGCTCGGCGCGCAGCCGCGCCAGCACCTCTTCGAACTTCATGGCATTTCCCTTCTGAGTGGATGATCGGATTGCGCCGGACATACAGACGGGTCGCCGGCCCGGGCCTTGGCGCGGGGCGGACGGACGCGAATCGTCGCGGCAGGGGATCGGTCAGAGTGCGTGCGCCAGCAACTGCAGGCGACGGCGCCGGCCGAAGTCTTCCGGCGCCGCACGCAGCGCCGCCGAGGTGTAGGGGTTCGCGCCGTAGCCGACGATCGCCACATCGCCGCGATGCAGATCGACCTCGTCGATGCGGTACTCCGTGTAGTCCGGGGACCACTGGCCGCGCACGATGCGGAACGCGAACGACATCTCGTCGTACAGGCCGGCGCGGAGCTTCGGCGCCGCGTAGGCGACATCCGCGTCGGCCGGGTCGAGATCCGGGGCCAGCACATGCAGGCCCTCGTCGATCTCCTCGAGCTGCAGCGTGCCAGTCAACGTGCGGGCGATCCGCCGCATCTGGTCATGCCCCAGGACCAGGGGAACGTCAAGATCTACCCGGGCCAGGGTGCGCGCGAACGCCCCGGCGGAGATGATCTCCGTGTACGGGCCGAAGAAATCCCACATCTCGTAGCCGCGTTCCGTCGCCGACGCGATCCCGTCGAACGTCAGATGCCCATCAGTGGCCGCCTCGCGCAGCTCCACGCTCGCCAGGTGCGCCGACGCCCGGGCCAGCGACCCGGCCGGCTCCGCCATGCGACGCTGCCGCGGCCGATCCGCCCGCTGCGCAGTCTCCGCGCTCCGCAGCTGCGCGGCCTCCGAAATCGTCCTCACGCTCACGATGTACCTCCCGGCTCGAATGACGGACCCGGCAGCGCCAGGGACGCGCCGAACTGCTCATTGACGATCTGCCGCGCCTCGTCCGACGTGATGACCTTGCCGACAGACAGGTAGATCTGCTGCAGCGCCCGGGCAAGATCGGCCTGCGCCGGCGCCGGCGACAGGCGATCGAACTCCGCCAGCTGCGCCTCGGTCAGCGGCGGCAGATTCCACAGGTCACGAATCTCGGACGGGGCGCGCAGCCGATCCCGCACCTGCTGGCCGAACATCGCCGACACCGTCTGCGGGTCCATCCGCAGCAGCGCATCCGAGTTCAGCTTCACGTACTGCGGATCACGGATCATGCCGTGCGTCAGCGCCTCTTCACGCCGGGCGATCGCGGGCCCGAAGTTCATGATCAGGAACTGCAGGTTCCGTTGCACGATGTTCGCGTACGTCACCGACGAGCCGCCCGACACCATGGCGTCGATCAGGTCCGCCGGGCAGCTCATGTACCGGGCGATGTCCGGCAGGGTCGCCTGCTGCGCCGCCAGGAACTGCGTGTCCGCCTTCTGCGCGGTCATCGGCGAGAACTCCCACGCCTTACCCGCCACCCAGATATCGCCGCCGGACACCGCAGCCCGATACGACTCCTTCGCGTCCAGCGCCTCGGCACGGGTCAGGTCCTTGGAGTTGTTCCGCAAGATCCCGGACGGCACCGCCGAGTTCGTGTAC